TGGTCACTGCACATGATTGTCAAGGATGCCGAGCACAAGTTGGCTCGCACCCTCGATAGCGTCAAGTCCTTCGTGGACGAAATCATCATCGTGGACACGGGCAGCACCGACGGCACGATTTCACTGGCAGAGAGTTACGGGGCGAAAGTCTCAACCTTTGAGTGGATTGATGACTTCGCTGCCGCACGAAACGCTGCTTTGGAACAGGTAACGGGGGACTGGGCACTCTGGCTTGACGCTGGAGACGTTCTTTCACCAGAAACCATCAAGCGGTTCGAGTGGATAAAGAAGCAGCCAGCCGTAAACGACCCGAACTCGCCTGTCAACGTGATTTGGAGCGTCTTGAACCGCAAGAAGGACGACAAGAATGAGGTGAAATACACAATCAACCAGCCTCGTATCTTCAAGATGTCGGGAAACCCCCGATGGCGGTTTGCGATTCACGAGGAACTGTGGATGGACAGCCCCAGCGCCATTTTGGATGATTTGCTTGTGATTGACGACCCCGAAGGTGGAATGGAAGTCGCCTCAGAGCGCAATCTGCGCATTATCGAGAAGTGCATAGCAGAGGGGCGTGACGTTGAGCGCAGTACGTTCCTGCGTCTTGGTGATTTGGAAGTGCTTGGTCGCTACGAGGACATTGCGGAGAGCATTGACGAACTGTACAAGTTGCCACTTGACAACTTCACTTTTGGTCAGGCGTACTTGACGGCGGCACGGGCATTTCACCAGTTGAAGAACGAGGAAAAGGAACGTGAGAACCTGCTTCGCTCGATGCTCCACGACGCAACTCGCCCAGAGGCGTACATGTACCTTGGTGATTTGGAGTTCGGCAAGGAGAAGTTCAACCGTGCGCTGCCGTACTACCGAGCCGCTTCAGGAATGGAACCCGACATCCGACGAGTGCAGCCGACGCACCTGCCGCATTACACCTACGCTCCCTACGAGCGCCTTGGCTACTGCTACTTGGGCCTCAACGACCTAAAGAAGGCCACTGAAAACCTGTACGAGGCCATCAAACGAGCGCCTGCGCACCATGCAAAGAACCTGAAGGACATTGTTCGTCAGTTGAAGGAGAAGAAGTAGTGAAAACCCTTGGCCTGCACATGATTGCCCGTAACTCGGAAGAGACGCTGGCTCGCACATTGGAATGCGTGAAGGGGCTGTTCGACCAGATTGTCGTCGTGGACACTGGCTCCGAGGACAACACGATTTCACTGGCAAAGTCCTATGGTGCCGAGGTCTACGAGTTCCCGTGGATTGACGACTTCAGCGCCGCTCGGAACTTTGCCCTCGACAAGATTACGACGGACTGGGCGATGTGGCTCGACACGGGCGACGTGGTGAAGCCCGAATCGGTGGCTGCCCTGATGGAGTTGCGCCAGACCCCCTTGTTCCAAGGCAAGGACTTCGACATGATTTGGATTCCCATCAACCGCAAGTTGGACGAGTTCGGCAACCCTCTCTTCAGCATGATTGTTCCTCGCATCGTGCGCATGGGGGCGAAGCCAATCTGGGAGCGCCCCATTCACGAGACGGTCACCACCAAGGAGCCTGCCGAGCCACGCAACGCCCTCTGGGACAAGGCAGCGGTAGACGACCCCTTCTCTGACCTCGTGGGCGGAGCCAAGCGAAACCTTCGCATCCTCGACAAGATGATTGCCGCAGGTGATGACACGCCACGCACGATGTTCTATCGGGCGCAGGAACTTCGTGACCTTGGTCGGGCGCAGGAAGCGATTGACCAGTGGACGGCCTTCCTCGGCACCAACCCTCAAACGTGGGAGTACTACGACGCTCTGATGAACATCGGGCGCTGCTACTACAACCGCAACGACGAGACGCTACAGGACAAGACCAACGCCGCTGGGGTGTGGCTCAACGCCATCGGGCATGACCCGACGCAGCCCGACGCATGGTTCAGCATCGCCACCCTCTTCTCTGAGACGGGACAACACGACAAGGCGGTGGTGTTCTGGCGTGCGTGCATGGAGATGGTGCCCGACGCAGATGGACGACCACGCAACAAGTTGATGTACGATGACGGCCCCTACGCAGCGACGGCCTTCGCTCTCGCCCACATAGGTCGCAACAAAGAATCGCTCGACATGTTCCGAAAAGCGGAGAAGGCCGCCGTCATCAAGGGTCGCTACAAAGTGCAGATGGATGAACTAAAAACCATCATCAAGAATCAGGCGAAGCCGAACGCAACTCAAACAGCAAAGCGTTGAGGCGCTCGCTCGCATCCTTCGCTGAGACGATGTTGCGATACATCCCACACGGGATAGTCGCATCACCATCGGACGGACACAAGAACAACTCGTAGAGACGTTCGTCGTTGGGGGTCATCGTCTCGCACACCCACCAGTGGTGATGAGTGAAGCGAGGGTCAATGCCTTCCCACTCGTGAATGAACTCGTGACCGCCTTGCCATCGTGACGTACCCGTCTCGAACCATTGAATGAAAATGCTACGAATAGGCATCAGCACTCAATCGGCATCAACGCCATCGGCGTGACGATTGACATCATGAACGACGACGCTCTTCGTGTGCTGCACGACGACGTGCGAAGGCACGCTGCTCACGCTCGATGTTCTTCATGGTGAAGATGGCGAGGACGACGGCGTAGCCGACCCACAGTGCGCCGAACGCAGCGAACACTCGAACGAGTGACGGAATGAAACTCAGCGTCACCTGACCTACTGCTCCGTTGTATCGGACGAGTAGTGCTTCGGTCATTGCCGCAGGGAACGCTGCAAACGTCCAAATGTCGTATGCGTGCCTGTTCACATTCCTACGTCGTGCGTGCTTCGGTTGATACTTGCTCATGGTGATGTTCTCCTAATCAGTTGGTGCCGCAAGTGCGACCCATACATGATGGCATACGAGGTGATGCAGCGTCAAGGCTTTTCTTTTTTTGTTCATGTCACACCTTTATGTCATTGTGTTTGTGTTGCTCAATCACCAGTGGTTGCAACGTGTTTCAAGTTTTTTTTCGGATTGACTTGACATACGTCACAGCCACACTGTACGATGGTTGAGTACCAAATAAACCAACTGATTGGAGAATCCAAAATGCCTAGCAACCGTCCCTCGCAGTACAACCGCAGTGCCATCAACCGCAACACCATCGCTACCGTCGCTCGTCAGGACGAGGCCCTTCGCCTTCGTCGTCAGGGCATGGCGTACATTGACATCGCTCGTCAGTTGGGCTACACGCCCAACGGTGTCCCTCGCCCTCAGTCGGCTGCTGAAGCAGTCCGTGCTGCCGAGCGTCGTGAGCAGTTGAGTGGTGCAGCCCTCGCCAACAACGCTGTCGCTGCCGTCGCTGCGACCACTGCTGTTGCTCCTGTCGCTGCTGCTGCCGTCGCCAACGCTGCTGCACTCACTCGCACCTTCGGTGTCGAGATTGAGTTCTTCGGCATCACGCCTCGTGTTGCCGTTGACGCTCTGACTGCCGCTGGCATCTCGGCTGCATCGGAATCGTACAACCACCAGACCCGTGCCCATTGGAAGATTGTCACGGACGCTTCGGTCACCTCTCGTGGCACGGGCTGTGGCTCTGGCCTCGAACTGGTGTCGCCCATCCTGCGTGGCGCTAACGGTTTCGCTGAGACTGCCAAGGCGGTCACGGCGTTGCTGAACGCTGGTGCCAAGGTTGACAAGTCCTGCGGCATCCACGTCCACGTCGGTGCCGACGGCATGACTGGCGCAGACATCATCCGTGTCGTTGACCTGTACGTTCAGAACAACACGCACCTCGACACCGTGCTCGCTGCATCACGCCTCAACAACGGCTACGCCATGAAGTACAACAACGCTGCGATGCAGAACCTGCGCAACGCTCTGCGTCGTGCCAACGGCGTGAACGACATCCAGTCGGGCGCTCGTGGCCTGCCTCGCTACATGGTCGTCAACATCACCTCGTACCTGCGTCACGGCACCATCGAGTTCCGCCAGCACCAAGGCTCGCTGAACGGCGAGAAGGTTGTCTCGTGGGTCAAGACCATCATCGCCATCATGGAGAAGGGTGCCTCGATGCAGGACGGCGACGTGCAGGACTTCGGTTCGCTCGATGCCTTCACCACGGCGCTGGGCTTGGACGACCAGACCAAGACGTACCTCAACAACCGTGCGACGACGTTGGCTGGTAGCCGATAAGTAGCACCCATCACATGGGGACTGCATCAGATTTGCATGGTGCAGTCTCCATGTGCAATAATGATTGACCACCGATTTACAACCAACTGACCAACAAACAGAAAAGAGAATCACATGTGCGGTATCGCAGGATTTTGTCTCAGCCGAGACGAGAACATCAACGCTCGCAAGTTGAGTACTTGCTTGCTCAATCACATCGTTAGCCGTGGCGAGGATGCCACTGGTGCAGCATGGGTCGCATCAGACAAGGAGACGAAGAAGGCCACCATTGCGGTGAGTAAGGCACCTGTGCCTGCCTACTCGTTCGACCCTTACCTGAAGCAGATGCCTGAGAGCACCAAGCGTGTCATCCTTCACACTCGTTGGGCGACGCAGGGTTCACCTCAGAACAACCTGAACAACCACCCCATCGTGTCGGGCAAGATTGTCGGCGTTCACAACGGCGTGCTCTCGAATGACCGTAACGTGTTCGAGGCGCTCCGTGAGCATCGCAAGGCGCAGGTGGACAGTGAGGCTGCGTTCGCTCTGCTGAACCGCACCATCTACTCCCCAGCGCAAGTGCTCCAGTCGCTGAAGGGCCGTGCTGCTCTGGCGTGGCTAGACGCTCGTGACAAGCGTGACCTTCACCTCGCTCGTGTTGACGGCTCGCCGCTTGCCATCGGGTTCACCAAGGCTGGCTCCCTCATCTTCGCATCAACGATGCCGTTGCTCGTGGGTGGCTGCGCTGATGCTGGCCTCGACCTCTCGTGGGCTGAGGACATTGACCCGATGACGTACATGCGAATCCGCAACGGCGAGATTATTGACCTCGCACAAATCGGCACCAGCCTGAAGGAAATCGCATGATGTCTATAAATAGCATTTCCAACGACACCGATGACATCATCTTCTCGCCTTCGGGTTCGACGTGGACGGTGAAGTGGGACGATGAAGTCATCGTCGCACCGAGCGCCTACGACATCCTCGCAACGATTGGTGAACGCTCGTACATCCCTGCCGACCACAAGTACCCGAAGCGTGGTATCGCCTACCGCACGTTCGTCCAGTACCGCATCGTCGTGGATGACGAGTTGACCGACGAAGCCTTCCTCATGAAGTTGGCTGAGTTCGGCATCATTGAACTAAGCGTGCAAGGTGACCGTCCACCAGACATCCTTTCGCAGGCCGTAGACTTCTCTGTCGCTTGGCACGGCGGAAAGAAATAAATCAGATTGGCTTGACTTATGTCACAGTCATCTGGCACCATAGATGTATCGCATTACTAACTGATTGATTTAGGAGAAACCATGAACCGCATCACCACACACAATGCAGCCGACCTGACTGCTCAGATTATGGCGCAGGCTGCAACCATTGCTGCGCAGACCACGCCAGTTGCGCACGTCCGCATCTCGTCGGGCACTGGCATCACCATCGCTGAGGCGCTCGACCTTGACAGCACCTCGCTTGGCACCGATGCCGTCATCCATGTTGCCGACGGCGACGTGGTTCGTGCTCGCTTGGTTGAACTGCGCCGTGAGGCCAGCACGACCCTGAAGCGCACCATCACGAAGTTCACCACGGCACTGACCGAGGCCGAGGCGGAAGCGCAGCGCAGCCACGTCATCGAGGTCGCTCGTGAGAGCCGTCGTGTCACCGAGGGTGGGGGCGAGTACGACCCGAATCGCCCACTGCGCAACTTCAGCATCACGGGGATGGTGGACGCTCACACGGCGATGGTGGACTGGCTCGCCACGCAGGAAGTGCAGCAGCGCATCCCCTACGGCAACCTCGAAGGTGAAGAGTTCCACACGCACTTCAACGGCGTTTCCGATTGCGTCTCAGTGACCACCACGCCACGAGTGCGCTGGGATTCAGATTCCGACCAGCCCATCATCCGCTACCGCCACACGCTGAACGTCTCTGGCGGTTACGACTACGCCGACGCTATCCGTGTCATCAAGAATGTTTTTTCTAACCGTGACAGCATTCTGGTGAAGCGATACAACAAGATTTCCATCACGGGCGGAGCCAAGCACTTTGAGAAGTTCTGCGTCGAGGCCATCACCCTCATCGAGGAAGAGTTGGACGCTCGCATGGCTGACGTTGCTGCCATGGGCATGACCTTGATTCTGACCACTGAGGCCGTGGACTACACGGCACCAGCCATCGAGACTGCGGACACAGTGTCCGCCCTAGCGTGACCGAGGGGGTGAACATGAACACAAACAAGACCACACAGCAGACCATCGCTCTCCTGAGCACGGCTATCACGGCTGCCCTGTCGGGTGATGACCTCACGGCAACGAAGAACACCGCCGAGGCGCTCCGCATCCTCACAGGGGGCACGGTGAAGGCCGTAGCAACGACGACGACCAAGGCAGTCACCAAGACCGCCAAGGTAGCGAAGAAGGCAGCACGCAAGGGCGCTAAGCCGTTGCTGAACGCATCGCAGGCAGCAATGCTCGCCAGCCGAGTTGCAGCAGGCGAGACGATTGCCAGCGTCGCCAAGTCGTATCGCATCTCGTACCCAACGGCATGCCGATACATCAAGATGGCACGCAGCGCCTCTCAGGTGAAGCAGGAAGTCAACAACTAAGGGCAGTAGGGGTTGGCATAGGGCCAGCCCCTACAACGCCTTACAGGGCCACACAGCGTCTCAAAAAGAATCTGAATAAATACTTGACGCATGTCACAGCCGTATGGCAAGATAGATGTATCGAGATTTACCAACTGACTAGGAGCACAGCATGAAGAGCATTTACGACACATGGCGAGACTTGGCTGAAGTCCAAGTATCCATCGAGCAGTTGCCCAACGGCACCTTCCGATGGGAAGTGCGCAACAAGGCTGGTGAAGTCCTCGCCACCGAGCGTGAGGATAACATTGCCAACTGCATGGAGTTCGCAGGCAGCGCCATGAAGGAAGTCATGGACGAGATGGCAGAGCGCATCTTGCACCCCGACTGGTTTGACGGTAGCCTGAGCGACGACGATGAAGTCAACATCGCCTTCACAGGCGTAAGCGAAGAGGTGAACGTATGAGCGACGTAGCAAGCGTCCTGACCGCCGTATGCGTCTGCGGTCACATCAACGCCAAGCACATCAGCCAGACGATGTTCGGGTATCCGATTCCGTCAGGCTGCCTCGTCGAGGGGTGCGAGTGCGAAGGCATGGTGAAGCCATGAACGAGTTTGGCGAAGCCATGTCGAAGTTCCTCGACAATCGTGTCGGCACGTTTGGCATCACCACGGAAGGTCACTTCCGATGTGGCAACAAGGTCTACGAGGACGCTCGCATCGTCTCATGGACGCACACAGACCCACTGGGGACGTTCCATCATCGTCAGGCCGTCGTGCCCTGTGGTGAACACACGGTCAGTGTTGCGTGGGGCACACACAACTACTGCGAGAACAAAGGCAGAGAGGGTGACACGTTCGACGAGACACCCATGAGCGCCGAGGTCGCCATGCTGAACGAGAAGGGCGACTTCATCCCCTTCGAAAACGGCGAGGACGTGAAGGGCCATCAGTCGGTGGGCGAGGTGAACGCCCTGCTCGCCTCACTGCGTTCCTAAATCTTCCATTCGTTGGTTTGGCTGAAGCCGAGCGGAGAGAATCCGCCGATGGCTGGTCGAGCCTTGCGCCCCTGAAGGTTGAGTTCCGCCAGCGCCCACACGAGTGCGTCCACACGGTCAGGTGATTTGGAACCACGCTTGCCTTCCGCAGGCGGCACCCACGTCGTCATCTGCTCTTCCAATGCAGCGAACTGCGTCGGGTCGCCTAGGTGATGAATGCGCCCCTGCTCGTAGAGGGCCACAATCGGCTCCATGCGTGCCTTCTTGCTGTCACGGGCGTTAGGACGCTCCACAGGCAGGCCATTGCGGACGGTGCGCAGGGCCATGTCGAGCAACTCGTGCCCGTGGTTGCCTTCGATGACGATGACGTTGGCTCGCCAGTAGTCGAACACCTCGACGACACGGCGTGCCCACTTGTCCACGGAGTTCTTGTTCGATTTTGGAAGGGTGGCATCTTGCAAGACGTAGCCGTGCCCGATGCAGTGAGGGGTGTTGCAACTGTCCTCTTGGTGCGGCCCCTTGGCGACCACGAGGATGCCCGTTTCGTCCGCATCGTCGCCGCTCGTCACGGACGGGTCAACGCCCACGACTATTTTAGTGAAATCCTCTAGGGAGACTTCTATCATGCGGCCTCTTTTGGAAGGACGAGTTGTCCACGGTGAGCGTCAATCATTTCCAAGGTGAACATCGCCCCGTCAACGTCGGTCATCATGACACCCATCAACTCCTGCTGTCCGATTCGGGTGCCCTCATACGCCTGCAAGACGTTCTCTCGGAACGACGGCGCAAGGTTGTCAAGGTTTTCGTAGGTCGTCCCGTTGGTGATGACCGTCGTGCGCCTGTCCATAATCTCTCGCACCAACCGCACTCGCTTCGGCGTTGAAGTGAAAAGTGCCTTCGGGTTCGTGCCCAGACGCAGACCCAGCATGAGGTTGTTATAGGACGTGTCGAGGGAGTCACCTTTGGGTGCGTCCGTCCACGCCGCAATCTCGTCTCCCCACGCTGCGTCGTGCTGGGGGCCTCGCAACTGGCTCGGAGCGGCAGCCGAGTAGGTGAACGCCTGCGCCCCATTGGGCCAGATAAGGCGACGCTTCGTCGGCTCGTGCGTCGGGCGAGGGTGGGGGTCGCTCACCGACATGATTCCACTGTCCCCGTAAATCATTACGTCTCGAACGTCGGCTGGGGTTCGTCCAATCAAGGCAATGCGCTTGTACCCTTGGTTCCAAACAAGGTCAAGCACCCATTCGGCTCCTGAACGGGTCTTACCCACGCCTCGTCCGCCCGAAAAGAACCATACGAGCCACGGATTGTCGGGGTCGTCCTTCGGTGGGCGCTGACTGGTACGGGCGTGCTTGCAAAAAGGCGTGTGTTTGCCGTCAATCGGGTGGTCACACCAGTGAAATCCTGCGTGGGGGTTGCCGTCGCACGTCACACGGGGGCAGTACCACCGTCGGGTGGGCGACTTCTCAATCTCTTCGAGTTCCTTGAACACGACAGCCAGTTCCTCTGGGGACAGCATTCCCAGAATCTTGGCACGGGTGTCTTTATCGGCGGAGAGTAGTTTGGCGATAGTCGGATTCATAACCCTACTATCGTACCTTGCCGTTTTGGAAAAGTTCGGCGCTTACTCTTACTCCGCACGGGATTTGCACGGGATTTGCAATGGATTTCACTGCTAGTGGCGTAGCCAAAGAAAGTTTTTCGGAAAATCGCCCCACTCAACTATGGTAGGGTTTGTACCCAACTGATGAAACCCGTCTGACTTGACACCCAAATCCAACCCATCCTGAGAAAAAGAAAGAATCGAACCAATGAGCATGTCCCCCAAAGCCCGTAGAGAACGTGCCATGAACGCCGCCGTCGAACTCGCCAAGGTCGCACCCAAAATCACTTTGACCGAAGTCGAAGATGGCCTTGTCGGTGCCTACGTCGAAGGGCACTACGACAACGAGCGCACTCGCTGGCTCCACTACACGGGCAATACCGACCCTAAGGTATGGCGACCCCCGTCCGACATCAAGATGAACCTCATGGAACACCAGATTGCGTGCGAGATGGGCGTGTGTGAACTGCTCGACGTTGACTACTTGCCTCGCCACGAGTGGCAAATGCGCAAGGAACTGGGCATCATGCGCCGTGACACCTGCGCCATGCTGCTCGACACGGAAGTCCGAGTGGAGATGAGGATTCTGGGCGGAGCGCAAGGCATCTACGTCACTCCTGCCGACGTTGAGATGGGGCGCATTGTCCTGTGGGGTGAAGTCCGCCTAGCCGACTGCGACTGTGGCCTCTGTAAGGACGCTGAGCCACGCCCAGATAGCCGTGTAAGGCTCTTGGGCGGCCTTCGGGTCACCCAGCCCCTCTACGACGCAGGAACGGTTGTAGCGAGCCACAAGAACGACGACGACAGGTTTATCCCAGCCGACGCTCTCTTCTCGCCCTACGAGATGCTCGACGACGATGGTCATCCCTTGATTGACTTGACGTTGGATACTCAACCCTGATAACATGGGGTTACAAGTTGGTGCAGGTTCTCCATTTACCTGACCAACCAAAGCAACGCCCTGATTGACCCTTGGGTACCCCTTCGCCTATTGGTTGGCATTGCTCACCAAGACAAGATTCTTACTCGCTTGGTGCTGCCCACCTACGGGTTTATGTACCAATCTGGCAGTGGCGGAACGTCCAACTTCTCAATCTTGATTGCCGACCCCCCAGCGTTCAGGAGCGCCTTTACGGGCACGAGGTGTGCGGTTGACGTGTATCCACGTCTGGTGGCGCTAGACGGCGTTTGAGGGGTCACTGAACGGAACCTAGATTGGTTGGCGAGGAACCATTCTCGTACAGGTTTCTGTCGCCAGCGATACAGGGTGCCGTCCCCAGCCGACAGGTAATACCACTCGTCGGCTTCACTCCGCAGGAAGCAACCAGCGGTGCCACCTTCCTTGTTACTCACCGTCTCGAAGGCGAAGTTGCCCGTGCGATGTATCTGCCCGTCCACTTTGACTTCGATAGACGATTCCAACTCGTGTCCCTTGACGATGTGCGACCAATAGAAGTCAATGTCGTAGGCAAGTTGCTCTTGCTTGTTTGCCTCACGCAGTTGCGTCGTGTCCTCACGCCCCAGCAGATAGTTCGCAACGCTCGGCATGTATACGCCTTCCAAATCCGTCGAGGCGTTGTACGTTGCGTGGGATTTCACTGCGCTCCTATAGTGGGGTTGATACGAGATGTCGTATCAAAGGTTTTTAGGGTTTCCTCAATCGTGTGCGTCATGTTTGCCAAGCGCCATTCTTGGGCGACCTTGTTGGCTTCTTCGGCGGTATCGAACGACCCCAAGTAAACACTTTGGTACTTGCCGTTCCCAAGGTTTAGGCTTCCTCTGGCGGTGAAGAAAACACGATTTTTGTATTCCCTACGGCTTACCCCACGAAGCCCTGTCGAAGAGTTCTTGCGCACCCCTTGGTTCTGAAGGTTCTGCGCCGTCGTCGTAATGCGTAGGTTCCCCTTGAGATTGTCCAGCCCATTGCGATTGATGTGGTCTACTTCCAAACCCTTGGGGCAGTCCATAATGAAGCGATGTAGTCGCACCTCTATGCGCTTGCCCTCGACTACTGCGCCACAACTGGCGTAAAGGCGTTTTTTCGTGTTTCTGTTGTGTATGTGCCAGTAGCCCAGTTGCAATACTCGCTCTAAGTCCTCAGCGTCAATGATTGTCTCGGCAATCTTCTCGCCGTACCTGTCGAACAATGGAATTGTGGCGGTTCCGTCTCCGTTGTCACAGTCCTGTGGTAGCAGTTGCACCCCTCGTGCCACTAGGCGACCTTACGCAGCCACGCTTGGGCATTGACGGCAACCGTCTCGTACTTGTTGCCGTAGACACGCATGAAAGAATCAATGGCGAGTTTTGGAGCGTTGTACGGACTGGCATCGTCCGCCGTCCACACATAGTCGTCGAACACAAGAAGGCCGCCGACCTTGAGAAGGCCATGGGATTTCACTGCGTCCTCTAGCGTTCCAATCGCCGTGTGGTCTGCGTCAATGTAGATAAGGTCGTAGGCGTTCGCCGTCGGGGGGAACGAACGGAACCAAGCGTCCGTCGTCATCTTGTTCTTCTGCACCTTGTCGCCAAACTCCGCTACACGAGCGTCGTACTCAGTTTCAATCTTGGCGAAGTCCATGGCATCGTGAGCGGCTTCCTCGCTCCCTGCCCATGTATCCACGTCGGTAAGGGTTGAGAGGGGGTTCGTCAGTAGGAACTTGGCAATCCATTCTGAGGCGTGCCCAGCGAATACGCCCAGTTGCAGGACGTGTATCTCGTCTCGGAAGGACAAGTACTCAGTATCGAGAGCGAAGGCACGGAAGTTCGCTTCGGCGTTTATGCGGAACCAGTTGGGTGTGTCTGTCATGGATTTCACTGTAGCAGGGTTGGGCCTGCGTGGGTGGGATTTTTATTGTTCCAATCTAGGAACGATAAGTACAGGGTATCCCCTGTACGGGTGCAGGGTATGGCAGGACAGTAACGCTTTCGGTACGGTTCTGACGCTAGAGTGGGGTGCGTGTCAGACGATTTGGAGTGAGGCGTGTGGGCTTACCGCCTTTTTGGGCAAGACGACAAGTCGCCAAGATTCTGGGGGGGGTCAGAACCTACCGCCCGTGTCAAGTCATGCGCACGCATACCCTGTATCAAGGAATAACATGGGAAATAACTTGACATGTGCCTCGAAGTGTGAGACAATGGAAGTATTTGTCTACTCAACCGTAGTACTGTCGTCCTCGTCGTCGGACGGCTCGTCTGAGTGGGCCGTCACAATCTCCCGTGAGACGGCCTCTAGTAGCCCTGTAACGCCCTCAATCGCCACATCGTGTACTTGTGCATCCTCAATGGCCTTTGCGTCCAACACGCCTTGATTAGCCATCATCGCTTCCAACTTGCGACTGACTACCTCGGCATCAATGGCAATCGCTCCGCCGTCGGCCCCCGTAATCTCCGTCCTGTCAACCCTGCCCCATCGTGCCGTTGCCGTGCGCTCCAAGAACCATGCCGCTGCCTTCCAATCCTGTTCGCCAGCCTTGCGAATGCGCTCGACGGCCCTCATCTCGGACAGTCCTCGTGCCTTTCTAACATCAAAAAACAACTTGACAAACAAACGTTCTTCGTCGGTCAGTTCGCTCTCGTCCTTCTCGCTCAGTTCCTCTCCCTTGCGTAGCCAGTTGGCGAGGGAAACCGTTGAGATTCCTACATAATCGCAGATGACCGTGGCGTAGTTGCCGTACTGTGTCGCCTCAACTATCTTGGCAATCATTGCCTCGTTGAGTAGGAGTTTGCGTCCTTGCTTTGCCATGGGTACAGTCTACCCCTGTAGAGCACGTTTCTTGGCTCGGTTGGCCCTCTTGCGCTCTGCTCGGCGTGCTTTGGCTTCTGGGGATTCTGGGTACCTACGTTGGTACTGCTTCATTGCTCCTAAGCATGGTGTGCACCTACATCCGAAGTTGGCGTACCCGTTCTTTGTCCCGTGGGGTATCTGTTCTGTTGGCGTGTTGTAGCGTTCGTGTCTCTTGGCTTTGGAGTAGGTCGTTGCTGCACTTCTACATAGATTGCACCTACATCCGCCTATGAAGTAGTTTCGGTACTCTCCATGGGCATGAGTATTCTTTGCGGCCTTGGGTTTTGGTTTTTTTGTACTCGGTGGTCGCTTGACGGGCTTGGCTTTGGGCGGCTTGCCGACAACGGGTAGGTGGCGCTTCTCTTCAGGTTCCTGACCCGACTTGACCATGATGATGGCCTCACGCAGGCTGAGGGTCATTTGATTCGCTTGGGCTTCTGTGGGGTCGCTGGTGGGGCCGTTTTGGAAGGGGCCGCCTTGGGGTTGGATTTCACTGGGGCGTTCGTGATGCGCTTGGGGGCTGGGTTCGTCATTCGGTGGCCTTCTTCTTGTTCTCTCGGTATGCCTTGATGTAGGCACGGTTGGCTTCGGTGCACGGTTCGCAGCGGCATCCTTGGATGTACTTGCCGTAGGAGCCGTGATTGGCGCTTGGACGGGGCTGTGCGCCGTTCTTTCGCCGTTGGTGCTGGTGGCTGAGGCGTACCGCTTCTCGACACAGTAGGCAGCGACAACCTGTGTGGTTGTAGCCGTACTCGGTGCCGTGGGTTACTCCTTGGTAATCAATGCTCTTGTAGTACTCGTACCTCTTGATGCGGCGTTCGTAGGTGGCCTTGTTGTACGCCCCTCGGCATTCGTCGCATCGGCACTTCCATCGTTGGTATGAGTTGGTCGTGCCGTGAATCTGCACGTTGTCGGGGTTGATTTTCCTCGGTATCCCCTTGGTGCGCTCGGCATACGCTTCACGTCTCTTGGCGTTGATTTCCTCACGTCTGGCGAGGTCTAGTTTCTTGCGGCGTGCTTTCTGGGCCTCGGTGCGCTGGCGCTTCTTGCGCTCGACGACTGCTTCTTCTTCCTTCAGTTGGGCGATTGCGTCTTTGAGGTTCATAGTTGGAAAAACGATACCAAATGCACGGGTACCTCAACGAACTTTTCACTAGATGTGTACTTAGTTTTCTTCATCGTCACGGGGCTGGCGGCGAAGGTCACGCCGTCTACCCGTAGGGCGATGTTCCGCTCGTGGTTGAGCATCACGAAGAACGTTTTGCGCAGTGAAATGTCGGGGATTTCCGTGAACTTGATTTTGCGGTAGGCGAAGTGGACTTCCTTGTACGGGAAGTAGTCGCCCTTCCAGTTGTGCTTCACTTCGACCTCGAAGGCGTACATTTCACCACCACGTTCCGCCAGTACGTCAATCCCGTACTGGTCTGGGTTCACTCGTGGGTTGTCGAACCCCTTGGCGGCGAGGTAGGCGATGAGTTGCTCTTTGGCGCTGTCGTCGTCGTCATAGAGTTCCTGACTGAACGGCTTGCGCTCCCCATTCATTTCACCACTTCAAGGTGGGTTATGCGAACCTCGAACCGTCCGCTACCCCAATCGAGGTCGGGGTCTTTTATGCGCACGAGGATTTCAGCATGGTCGGCGTTGTTTGCTTCGACGATGTGGCGCTCAAACACACGGTGATTGCGAGCGTCGTGTTCAACCAGCCATCGAGACTTCTGAATCATGTCTCAACTCTAGTTCATCGTTGGATGATTTCACCACATGCTAAGGAGTTGCAGCGAAGTTCTCGCCCGTAGATTGCGACGTTCGCCTTCATGAGTTCTGGCGACACGGGGAGAAACTCGTCCTCTGGGTCACGCTCATTGGGGTTGGTGAGGTCGAAGCGGTCTACGCACTTCAGGCACAGCAGTACCCCGTTGTTTGTGTAGGCGACGATTTCACTGGTCATACTGCTCCTTTAGTTGGGTCATGTAGCGGCGGCATGCGGCCTCGTTTTCCGCCAGTGTGATGCACCCGTAGATTTCTCGGTTGTCAACGTATTGTGGGATTCCAGCAATGCGCAAGTTGTAGGCGAAGATGATGTACTCGAAGCCTGCGACCCCGTTTGTGTAGCCGATGGTGGTGAAAACGTCTCGGCGGATGAGGTAGGTGGCGTGTACGAGGTCTACTTGATGAATGCCGACGACGTTGCGATGGAGAATGTCGAAGTATCGCTGGTCGAACAGGTGGGCGTTTTCACCATGATGGGTGTCGCCCGTATCCAAAACTACGGTGTCAAAGTTGGAGTAGGTATCGTTCGCCGCTACCTTATTGAGTTCGACAACCTCGTCTGGGTCAACGGCGTAGCGAAGCAGTGGTGAAACGACGGGCAGGTTGAGTTCAACCAACGTCGTCAACGTGTGCGGCATGACGTAGTTGTCAACGTCGGCGGTGAAATAGAAGTCGCACGCCCACTCGTGGGCCACTGCGAACCCCTTGTTGCGGAGCATTCGCATCGTGGTTAGGCGTTCCCCGTCCCATTCGTGAACCTTCTGGTGATTGATTGGGCGGTCAATGTTGCGCCCCTCGTAGACCACTGCCATGTACTCGTTGCCGTACTTGGCGATGTACTCGCTCAACATTCCACCAGTGCGGTCTGAGTTGTTGTTGGTGCGGACGTAGAGGACGATACGTTCCTTGGGGTAGTCCCACTCGTACATCGTCTCTAGGTACAGTCCTAGCGTGGCTTCCTTGTTCCGTGCGAGGACGTGAACGAGGACGATTGGCGCTTCGGTCATTTCACCTCATACGGATAGGTGCCAAATGGCTTGAGTTTGTAGTACGGGGCGATGCTGTGAATTGTCATTGGCGGCTCTGTGTTGACCCACTTGCCCTTGTAAAACACTTCGACGGTTACTTCATCGTCCAGCACCATCATGTCGCCGTCTCTCGGTTCCTGCGTCATTTCACTACTCCCCCTTCAGGGTGAACTCGGCGGTCTGTAGCCACTCAAAGTCGTCCTCGTCCACTCGCATTGTGTTGATTTTGTTGATTGCGTCGAGCGCCTTGGTAATTCGTTTTTCGTACACGTCCGCCGTATTGATTTCGGTCATTGCTTTGACGGTAAGACCGTAGATTTCAGCAGCGTTCATTACTCGGTCTAGTTCGTCCAGTACCTTGATTACGTCGCAGGGGTAGGGGATGTCCAATCCGTCATCATCTAGGCAAAAAACACAAAAGGTTCGGTTCTCTCGAAACCCAAATTTGCCGTGCTTCTCTCGTAGGGCTTTGATTTCTTCGGGGGTCATTCGCTGAATAGCCTTTCGCTCGCTCGCTTCAGTTCCTCGGCTTGGCGTATGTACGCAAAGAACTTGACGATGGCTTGTTCTTCTTCCTCGGTAAATCCGCAGGCTTGACAGTTCAGTGAAAAGTCCTCGGCTGGGTTGAGGTATGAGTAGTTTCCTTGTTCTGGCATTACATTTCACCTGTTTCTAACTGTGTACACATAGCGTTATCTGTAGACGCTTGTTCGTTATTTACCGTTGCCTGCGGTATTCGTTGTTATCGTTGTGTGCGTCAATGAGGTTGCTCAACACTTCGTAGCACTCCCACCAGCCCATGTCATAGCCCTTGCGGTGCGCCAGTTCGATTTCAGTGGGTGGGTAGCCGAGGTCGGTCATGCGCTTGTCGTCGGCCTCGACTTCTTCCTTCGACGGTGGCTTGTGCTTCAGCAACCGCTCGGAGATGAGTTCCAAAAGGAGCGCCTCGGCACGGTTCTGCGCCACAAGAGCGTCCTTATGGCAGTTGCACGGTGGCTTAGGCCCGCCCATTCTTGTGCCTTTCTACCAGTTCGTCTCGTTCTTGTTGCAGGCTAGCAAAGGTGGCTGTGCCTTGGCGTTTCTTTAGGTGGGGAATGTTGTTCACCACAATGCCAATCTTGGGCGTTGGCAACGTCGCTGCAAGAATGTCGCTGTCCTCTTGGTCGGTGTATCCAGCCTCAACGAGTGCTTCCAATGTAGGGAACACGTCAGCGTGGCGGTCACGCTCTACGTCAATCAAACCGTCTTGCTTGCCACCCATGGAGAAGATGATGATGAAGTTGTCGGGCAGGGTGTGGGATTTCACCATCGCCACTTCCTTCGTGTACGCATAGAACCGCACGTCGGGTGTCGCCTCGGCAATACGGAGCCACGCCTCAAAGTATTCGGGCGAAAAAAAGTCTCCGCTGTCGTGGATACGCACCCATTTTCCACCACGGTATCGCTTGGCTTGCAGTTCGGCGGTCATTTGCGCTTCCCAACCGCTTAGGTCATTGAGCAGCATTTCCAATTTGGCAACGTGCGCTTTTTTCACATTGCTGAAGTTGAATGTTCCGCTACGGGCGTAGCAAAGGTTGGCACAGATACCTGCGCTAGGGCAGGTGACGTGGTTCTTGCCGTTGCTGAGCCGTGCGTTGAGTGCTGGGAGCGTCCAAGTGAATACCCCGTCCTTCGCCAACTCTCGGTTGCCGTTGGTCAGTAGGTATTTCACTGCCATGGCTATCGCTTACTGATGCGACCAGCGATGTAGCCGAGGTTCCCACAGACCAGTGCGATGAGAACGGTTTTCACCATTACTTGGTCAACTTTGGGCGAACCGACACGAGGTAGGGAATGGTGGCGAAGATGCCAAAAAAGAAGATGAGGACGAGCCAGCCAGCCTTCGACTTCTGAACTGCGTCCCACTTGCTCTTGTGCTGAAGGCAAGCGTCAATGAATGAGCCGATAACGACAACGGCTACAAACAAGATGATGAGTGTTGACATGGTTTCCTTTACGGGTTGGTGATGCGGTTACGGTTCTACTCTACTGCGGTTGAGTTGTTGGTGTCAAGTACCGCAGGCTCCAAATCGGCTGGGTCATGGCTGAACTCAATCTGCTCGCCGTGCCAATCAAGACCCGACAACATAACGTGCTTCTCACCGACGGCGGTCACAGTGAACGTTCCGCTTTCTGAGCGATAGTAACCACTTACCCCGTCAATGTATTTCACCACGTCGCCCACCTTTAGGTCGGAAACGGTGAGCAAGGTGGCTAAAGGGCGTATCAGTCCCTCTGCCATCACTTGGTAGGTCGGCAGGTCGCCCTTGTTCTTCATGGGGTCATTCTCTAGCCAAGTGTTTTCCACCAGATACTGACCGTTGAGCAAGTGTTGGGCGACAGTTCCCCACTGCCCCTTCGTGTTGCCGTTGACAAGGCGCACCTTTTCACCAATGGGATACTTGTGGTTCGTTGTCGTGGACTGAACGGTAACCCCCGTTCGGAGAGTTTCAATCTTCGCAACAACTCGCACCAACTTGTTGTTGAGAGCGTCGGTGTCGGGAAGTTTTTTGAGCAGTGAAATCACTTCGTCCAACTTCTTTTCCAAAGCGAAGTTGTTGGGATACCACGACACCGTGTTGGAAGATGTTGAGGGGTAAGTAAGGGGTGGGCACGAGTGCCCGTTGGTGGTGTTAGATACCCACACTCCACAGCGAGTGCAGTAGTAGCCCGACGATGGAAAAGTAACGGTCATTGGTAGTCCTTTAGATACTCTTCAAGCCCGATGGTGAAGTTCTCGTACAACTCTTCGGGCGTTCCATTGTTGTGCAGAATGAAGTCTTGGTCGGTGTACGCAGTCTCGGAGATGTGCCCGTTGACTGGTTCATACCCGTCACGCTTGATGCGCACGATTATTCCACCACGGTCTTTGATGGCTTGCGCTTCGTTGGGGAAGCGAACGTCCGTGACAATGAGGTTTCCAATCGAATGCGCCGAGAAGAACTGGTCTACCCAGAAGTTTTCACCAAACAGGTTGCGCCCTGCTTCGGTGCCGAGGCGCTGCATGAGTTGGCGTACCTCTGGGTATTCCACCTTCGCCCCGTCCCAACCAATGCGGTCAACGATGTCACGGACACGAATGACGGTGGTTTCCACCTCTTCGGTTTCGTGGTCAATGTAGATGACTGGCTCTTCGATGATGGGGTTCATGGCGTACAGGAAGTCACGCATGAGGTCGGCAAAGTTGTGGTGCTGAAAGCCGCACCGCTCTGCGATGAGTTCGCCCAACGTGCTCTTGCCGCTCTGGGCCACGCCTGCAACGCCAATGATGCTCACGGGTAGGTATTTCACTGCTCAGTCCAATCGTTGTCCCACGACTTCAGGACTGGTTTGTGGGAGATGTCAGGGGTGAGGTGGTACCACTCCATTTCGCCCTTGCCGTCAAAGCGCATAATCTGGCGACACACTGCGCATACGCCGTAGCCCACGCTGGTCATGGTGAACTACTTGCCCAAGAACTTCTGAAGGCGCTTGATGTGCTCTAGGGTGCGCTCAAAGGGTGTGGTGTTGCCTTCGTTGCGCTCAGCGATGCCGATTTGGATGTTCAGCCAGCGGATGATGTCGTCGAGTTCGTCCTCGCCGCCCAGTGGCAGTTCCTTCTTGCACTTGCAGTTTCCACCACAGCCATTGGGTTCTTCTTCTGGCTCTTCTTCGTAGACGGGAACCTCACCGAGGTAGTCCACGATGATTTCACCTAACGTCGTGGCTTCGTATGCCTTTGGCTCAACGTACCCGTCGGCAACGACGGTAATGTTGAAGTCGCCGTCGAAGGTGGTGTTGGTGAGTTCGTCGAGCATTTCGAGAGCGTCAACGTTCTGCTCCTTGACGATTTCAAGTTCCTTCGTCAGTTCGGCAACGGTCTTGCTCAGGCTTTTCACCAAGTCGTACACGTCGTCGAGCGTGCGCTTCGGCAACCAGTGGTTGTAGTAGTCCTTTTTGGTGTAATCGTGGCTCATTGTTTGTCTCCTTGGTTCAAGATTTCGTTGAGGGTGTTGTCGAGGTCGTTGGCTTGCGCCTTGCCCCTGTTGATGCCGTCGAGCACCATCTGGTTCAGCGTGTTGATGTTGTGCTGGTAGTTGGCTTTGATGGCATCGTAGTTGTCGGACGTTGACTGTATCAAGACAGCGGCTCGCTCCGCTAGTTCATCCGACGAGATTTGTGCGGTCATCCATTCGCTGAGGTCGGCGGTTGAGGCGTTGGAGTGGCGCACCGTCTCTTGGTGGCGGTCATACCGAACGTGGTGGTCGAACATCTTTTCCACCTGAGCGACGAGGTAGCCCAGTTTCTCGGCCTGATGCTGGATGGACGCAAGTAGTGATTCATCAGGGTATTCGGGCTTCTCCATTAGATTCCTTTGTCAATGTCTTGTTCTCCAAGTAGGAGCAACGCCAAGACGGTGAGGGGAAGTCCTATGAGGATAACGATGACTTCGAGAGTGGGCACGACAACAATGTATCAGGGTTGAGTGGTGGAATCAACGACTTTCGGGATGTTTTTTCTTCTGCTGGCGGCGGTGTGTGCGCATGCGGTGGCAGTTGGAACACACGACTTCACATTTCACTATCTCGGCTTTGATTGTCTCTAGCGAGTAGTTGCCACTGGCGGCTTCACTGACGTTGAACCTCTTGTCGCTGAGGTGGTCGAAGTCCATGCACTGTGGTGGGTACGCAATGCCGCAGTCGGCGCACGGTTTGGATTTCACCTCAGCCAAGTACTTGCGCACTCGTAGGCGGTGTGCTTTGCGGCGAGCGGTGACCTGCTCTTTGATGCGGTCACTGTTGTCGGCGTAGTAGTCACGCTGTGCTTCGTTGTACGCTTCACGGTCTGCCTCACGCAGTAGACGCTTCCGCTGTCTGTCGTACTCCCGTCTCTTTTCGGGGTACTCACGCTTAGGGTTTTCACCTTTGGGAGACACGCCTCAACTTAGACGGGATTTTCGATTTGTCAAGGGGATTAGAACCGAGAACGTCGGTTCGATTCAATCCTTGTCCCGTCGCCATTCCACCATGTTGCGCCAGTAGACGGCGAAGTACACGGCGCTTGCTAGGAGAAACCCGTACTGCTTGGTTACCACGGAGTAAATGCACCACGCTACGTTCAGCACTAATGCGTAGAGCCAAGCCCACCAGTACTTCATACCGACGAGCATCGTGAGAAGTATTCCACCAATACTTAGGAACACTGACCACATTACGCACCTTCACGGAGCAGGGCGGACATTGGAAGTCCGAGGCGAGCCAGCGCCTCGTCGGGGATTGCCGTTTCACCAAGCCAAGTGTTGAAAATGTCCTCAGTGACGTTGAACTTCACGTCTCCGATTTGGAACTTCACCTTCACGCCGTTTGGCTGACTGTCTTTGCCCTTGGCGATTTCGCTCAGGTCGTCCTCATCGAACCCAGAGCCGTCGAGGGAGTTCAGTGACGCTACGGTTTTCACTAGTAGTTCGTTGTCATACGTTGCTTTGTCTGCGATGCGGTTGTCCGCCAGAACGATTCGGGTTGCGGCTTCGTCGTCCACGTCCACCCATACGACGGCGATTTCACTCCACCCCAGTGCAGATGCGGCAGCGGCGGTGTGGTTGCCCTTCAGGATTTGGTTGTTGCGCTTGTTCACCACGATGGGTCGGTACTGACCGAGGATGCGCAGGGATTCTGAGATGGCACCGATGTCGCCCTCACGAGGATTGGAAGGGTAGCGGCGGAGTTCGCTCAGTGGCACAAGAGATGTTTCCACCATCGAGACTTTTGGCGTTTCCGACTTCCCCACTTTGGGCGTTGATTTCACCTTGGGTTCCGACGGCAAGTCAAGGCGGTCACGAACTTCCTTGGTCACCTTGGCTTTCTTGTCGCCCACTGCGTCCTTGATGGATTCGAGCCAGATGCCGTGCAGGATGGGGTCGAGTTCCCCCGTGAAGGCGCTGCCAAACTTCACCAACGGGTTCGGTTCGGGCTTTGCTTCGCCGTCCTCAACCAGCGGATTGGAAACGCCGCCGCCTGATTCAGTGAAAACGCCGTCCAGTTCGTCCAGTGTGGTCTGGTCGTAGCCTGTTCCGTCAAGGTCAGGCAGGGAGCGCAGCAGGTCAAGGAGCAAGGCGTTGTCATACGAGGCGATGTCCGACGTGCGGTTGTCGGTGATGAGTACCCGTAGTGCTTCGTCCTCTGTGCCCTCAAACCGAGTGATGGCAATCTCTTTCCACCCCAGCGACTTGGCGGCTTTCCATGTGTGCGTACCAGCCACGATGGTGTCGTTCCAAACCACGACGGGGCTGTACTGCCCGTTCACCTCTAGCGATTCGGCAATGGCGGCAACGTCGCCTAGACGGGGGTTCGATGGGTGAGCCTGAATGCTGTCAATGGCTACGTTTTCTGCACGGACGTTGATGTTCATGATTCCCAGCCTACAACGAGGATTTCACCAACCGTTGGTAGCCTTGTTACATGGCGACTGGCTTCTCTACTTCTGAACTTCTCCCGTCGCTTTCTCGCTACCCCGTATCCAAACTGGGTGGTGGAATAAACTCTTCTGCCGCAGCATTGTCGTCCCAAGCCAACGCACTCCACACGACGCTAGAGAACAACCTCGGCGCAACTGTTTCCAAGCACCAGCAGATTGCTGATGGTCACCGTGCGATTGCGGCCCAGTTACCCGACGGTAAGGCCAAAGACGCACACTTGGCTGCGGCGCAGGCCCACGATGATGCTGCCAGTGAAATCAAGGCGATTCGCCCCGTCGAGGGCAACTCCATTGCTTCCAATGCTCTGACGGCGGACAAGGCCCAGCAGTACTCTTCCCGTGCCGCCAACTTCACCAACGCTGCCAATCAAGCGACCATCAACCAACCAGTAACCAAAGTGGCAACCGAAGTGACCGACCCAGACGACATTTCACCTGAGGCGGCGCAACTCTTGGGCGCATACAACATCCCTGTGACACAGAAGTATCCAAATCTAAAGGCCATTGCTGGAATGCACTGGCACTTGGGCCACGAACACCGTGGCATTGCCGACGGGCTAGACCTGAAGGCATCGAAGGAACGTGCGGCGAACGGTGGCGCAACCACCCCGTTGGCTCGTCAGTTCACTGCCGCTGCCGACCTCAATCGTCAAGCAGCGCAAGCGCATTTCACCGCAGGCAATGCGGCAGACCAAAACGCCTACTCCACGTCCAAAGTCGAAGGCGGATGGAAACCTATGGCGGACATTGCGTGGGGGCACAACAAGAAAGCCTCGGAGAATGCTCTGGCGATGTCACAGCAGGCTGATAGTGCACGGCACGAAGTCATGGCGCTCAACAAAGCCGCTGGTGAAAAGCCAGCCCCCAAAGCGCCAGTTGCTGGGCGCTACACGTCTGTTGGGCGGTACGGGGATGCTGACCCAACCGCAGACCACATGAAGAACATGGCTGACGCTCACGGCAAAGCGGCGGACATGTGGCAGCAGGCTTCAACCGCCTACCACAGTGGTGATAAAGATGCCGCTTCCAATCTGTACGGGCAGGCCAGCGCAGCGTCGGCTCGTGCCCACGACCTCGCCAGTCAAGAACCGCTCATCTAAACGCTATTTCACCAAGATGGGTGTAGATTTGTGGGAGAACGCACCCATGAAAGGCACGCTTGTGGCTAAGGATTTCACCACCAACTCGCTTCTGAAGAGTTCAACCGACTACAACTACTTGCCTGCGTTCACCGCTGGGAACACGATGTCGAACTCCCCCTTCGTTACTCGCAGTGCTGAACTGTACCGTGCCGCTGGCTCGGCTATGGACAAGCAGGAGAACGCTGCTCTGGGCATCATTGCGCCGCTCACCGCCGAAGATTTCACTGCTCTTGCCGCCGTGCACAACTCGCTCGCCCTTGCCCACCAGAAGTTGGCTGAGGACATGAAGGCTGCGAACCCCACTACGAACATCAAGGCCGTCTCTGCCAATGGTGATGCCTACGGTGCCCACTTGGACGCTGCCAAGCGTTGCTTGCAGTCCGTTGCTGGAACCAAAGAAGCGATTGACTTCGCCGTTGACAACCGCAACCAGAACTCGAACTCTGACCGTGACGCTACGCACGCCCCTGAGAACATTCCAGCAAAGGACGCTTGGCTTGGCGCTCACCGTGCGTTTGTCATGTCTCGCATGGCGCACAATGAGGCGATTGCCGCCCTTGCTGCCGCCGTCACAATGGGTGGCCTGAATGATGTCGCCCCACTCCCCTACTCAGTCAACCAGTCAACCACCGCCTACTAGGAGTTTCGATGACCGATTTCACCACCGCTTCGTTGCTGGCTAAGGCCGCCAACTATCCAAAGCAGGACGCTCTGCCCCGTCACACCTCTGAGGGCCAGCAGTTGGCGGTCATGGCTGCTGATGCACACAACATCGTCGGCAAGCACGACATCATTGCTCGTCGTGACGCTCACATGAAGTTGGCTCAACAGCACCGTGATGTCGCTGCTGCGTTCAAGGCTTCGGGTCACCCAGACCTCGCCACGCTGAACATGCACGCTGCCGACTTGCACGACCACGCAGCCAGTGAAAACAACGGCGAGGACGGCCTCAACGCCCGTGGCGCAACGCAGGCCGCAGTGGACGCTACCGCTGATGCCAACTCCGCAGTCATGGCGAACCAGAACCCTGTGTCTGGTGTAATGAACGGCACCTCGATTGCCTCTGGCACGGTCACCAAGGGTGATGTCAAAGGACACGAGTTTCATGGGAACCAGTGGGAGCCTGCCGTAGGCGCTTCCATTACTGTCCACCACCCCAACGGCTCGTCATTCCACCACGTCATCACTTCTGTTTCGCCTCGCAAGTTCACGGCTCGAATGGGCAGTAATCCAAATGCCCCCGAACGTGAGTACACGAAGCGTCGTGACGGCTCTTGGCAAATCAAGGGCGGCGAAAGTTCTTCGTATGTGACACCTGGGAATACGGCAAATAACGGCGCTGGTTGGGGAATAGACTAACTAAAATGACTGATTTCAGTACTAAGGCATTGCTGGCAGACCGTGTGGAAGGCGAAACTTACGCCTCGAACCAGTACGCCCGTATCGCCAAGGCACTTGCTGATGCGTCAAAGGCTTGGCAGGACTTGGCGACGGCTACGGCGTTCAATACGCCCGACGTGCCCCTGCTGAAGGCTAAGGCTATGAAGGCAACCGCCTACGCCTCAACCATCTCTGGCAACCTCTAACTTGCTGAAACCAGTCGCTTCTGCCGTTGAGATTTGGAAGTCACGTCAGTCTTAGTCTGAACAGCCTTTCGCCTACGAGGTGTGAGGTTCGTAAGTTCCAATCGCTTGTTGTTGTACCTAGCGCCGAACGACAAAAAACGGAATAGTTCTTTATCCGTCTCTATTTTGTGGTGTCGGCGCAACGCTCCGTTCATCACTTGCTGGAACAGCCGATAATAGTTATCCCCCAAGCCTCGCTCCGCCAACTCATCATTGGTCATCAAAAGCAAAGCGTCAAAGTCCCAGCAAAAACAATCAACTGGTCGCTTCGGCTGATTGTGACCGTGCAGACCCGTGTAGTCATCACGCTTATCATGCCAACGCTCGCAAGTGTCCGCCATCACCTCACGCCAAAGGTCTACAAACCCATCAAACGTCACAAAACGAACTTTGTCCGCCCCCACCGCCCACTTGGGCGAAGGCGGGGTGCATTTTTCGCAAGTCATTTGTAAGTTCTCAACCCTAGTCACCCACTCATGACAGGAAACGCACTCCATTTTTATCATTTGCTGTTTCATTTATTCTCCTTCTGACATTCCTCGTTCTGCGAGGCTGACCAACAGGTCGCCTAGCATCGAACCTTCAACGTCGTCATCTTGGTCGGAGCCGTCAATGGCTCGGTTCACGATGGCTCGCTTGCGGTCAATCAACATGGCGATGTCCTCGTCAATCGTGTCCTTGGTGAGCATGAGCCAACCAGTCACGCTGTCTTGCTGACCGATACGGTGGCAACGGTCTACCGCTTGCTCCATGTCGGCTGGTGTCCATCCCTGCTCTAGGAACAGAACGTCGCTCGCTGCGGTCAGGGTCAATCCCACGCCTGCTGCTTTGATGTTGCAGGCAATCACCTTCTGCTTATCCTCGATTTGGAACAGGTCAACGGCTGCTTGACGCTTCTCGCCAGTCAGTCCGCCCTGAATCTTGACCCCGTTGCTGAAGTTGTCTGCGATAGCGTCTACCACGTCTCGGTGCCAACCGAACACGACCAACTTCTTATCGTTGGCGAGGAAGTTGTCAATCCACTCCTTGGCTGATTCCATCTTCGCCTTGGCTGCGAGTTGCTTCAGGGTGCTGATGGCAACCAACTGCTCGGCGGCTCGTGCTCGGAGCGCCTTCTTCCAAGCGGCATCGGCTGCCTCTTCGGTGTCGGCTCCACTCTCCAGTGCCAGCATGTGAGCGAGGTCGGCTAGGTAGCGAACGATGTCTGCCTCGGCCTTCTTGTACTCGGTCATGACCTTGGAATCACCTTCCACGACGACGTGGCTCCACATCTTCGGCGGCAACTCGGTGAGCACCTCGGCCTTGCGGCGACGGACGTAGCACGTCGCTCGAAGTTTGCGGTTCAGCGCAGCGAGGTTGCGATTGGTCGCTCGTCCGTAGACGTTGCGGAACTTGGTCGCCCCCTCGAACTCTTCGAGACGGTTGATGACACGGAGTTGCGTAATAATTTCCGTGGGCTGATTGACGATAGGTGTCCCCGATAGGCACGCCCTAATGCCACCCTCGACCACACGGTTGGAGAGTTGGACGCACGCCTTGGAACGCTGTGCTGAACCGTTCTTGATGTAGTGGCTCTCGTCGAGGACTAGCCCCTTGAGGTCAGGGAACTTGTTGACCCAGTGGGCAAGTACGTCGTAGTTGACTATGTAGATTGCTGCCTCGGGGAGTTCACCACTGGTGCCGTTCACAACGTGCGTAGAGGCGTGCGGTATCCATCGCTTAGCCTCTCGTTGCCAGTTCAGTTTGAGGCTGGCAGGGACGACTACAACGGCTGGGAAGGCTTGGGCTGCTTGGAGAAGAGCCAGACCCTGAGGTGTTTTTCCTAGACCCATCTCGTCGCCAATCAACACGCCACCTGTGGTCGGAGCGACCTGCTTCCAATCACCATTGTCATGCTCGTAGCCCATGGCTCGCATGGCATACGCCACGCCTGCACGCTGGAAGGGGAACAGTTGGAACGTCTCGTTGCCGAATCCGTTGATGGTGATTTCTGCGTCCTTGGCGGCGCTCGCCTCGATGATGTCTCGCACGCTGTCGGCCTCGTCCATGAGGCGCTTCGCTTCCTTGGCAACACGGGCATTATGACGCTGGGCGAACTTCACCACTTCGTCCACGCTCTCCTGTGGCACCGTCCAACACTTGATTGACGGCTTCCATTCCGACCCAGGCATCTGCCTGACCTCGCTGATGATGGTTGCGTCGTACTCGAAGTAGATGGCGAAGTTGCGTCCGTCCACCATGACCTTAGGCGTGGTGATTACCTCTACGTCCTTCAGTGCCTTCACGTCGTTGGTCATGAAGATGTTGTACTCTTCACACAACTTGCGCACGATGCTGATGGATTCCTTGGGAACCGTCCACGTCTTTTCGTCGGCATTCCAACGTCGTCCGCTGATGGTGCGGATAGCGTCCACGACCTTGGGGTTGTAGTCAAATCGGATGACGATGCCCTGCTTCTCCAGCACGGCTTCACCAATCCACTCGGTGGCGCTCGGCTGGGGTGACTGACCTAGAATCGCCTTGGCTCGGTCAGACACGGGAACACCATTACGGCTTGCCCACGCCAGTACGGAGCCGTGCTTGCCCGTGGGAATCATCCACGCCTTCATCTCACGATTCCATACGGCGTTGAGGTCGCCCTTGGGATAGGTGCTGTCTCCCCACGGGATGAACACCACGACCTTGCCCTGACGAACGTCCACGGCCTTGATGCCACGAACTGGCTTGTTGGCTACGGGCTTGGTGATGGCATCGTAGTCAATGCCTGCGAACGAGAGTTGCCACTTGTACTTCTCCAGCATCTCGTAGGCTTCTAGGGCCGTCTCAGGTGTCCATGCTTCAGCAGGTAGTTGCGCTAGGGCGTTGCCGAACTTGGTGTCTCCACCGTTGTAGCCAACACCGTCAGGACGTACCGCTCCATCATCTACTGAGGCAAGCGCACGGACTGCTTTTGCAAGGTTTTCATCAGTTGGCATAGACTTACTATCATACTACGGTTTAGTGGTGATAGCAAGTACCAAACTAAGAAATCCCGTGTGCTTACTTCGTTTCTCGGTTGTGGTGCTTGTATAGGGCTTGGTCGGTGGTGCCAGCCCATTCAGCAATCTTGCGCCACGTCACGCCTGCGTCACGGAGACGGGTGACGGTCTGACGACGCTCCTTGCCTAACTCGATGACCTTCTTCTCGTGGTCACGCATCTGAGCGCAGATGTCCTTGATGTGCTGAAGAAGTGAGGCGACCTCAGGCGAGAACGATGCCTCAGCCTCTTTGCGCTCTGGTAGTGGGGTGGTGAAATCGTTAGGCATTCTGTTCTCCTTGTGAGAGTTAGTCTAGTGGGGTTTCCAAAGTTGGGTGGTCTATGTGGGGTTTAGTGAAATCCCCAATGAACTCGTGTGAGTAGGACATCCGTCGGCTGGGCTGCCAGCCAGAGAAACGCTCCACTCGCTGGTTTTCAGCAACGCTGTCTTTGCGCTTGACGTGGTTCTTGGAAGTCGGCTTCCAAAGCGCAGAACCGTCTCGGTATTGGCCTAGTCGGGGGTGTGTGGTCTTGGTGAAAAAACGTCGCTCCATCAACGTCTGATTCGCACCTTGCCAGTCACTAAATCTTACACCCACTCCTAAACCTTGAAAGTCTGGCTTGACAACGAGGCGATGGCCTCGGTATGCGTTTTTCACTGTTCCGCTTGGAAAAGAGAGAACTGCGTAGAAGGCGGCTGGGATTCCACCAATGACGGCGACATAGCACTCGGACGAACCGTTGAGTGAGCCATTGAGGTAGTGGTGTTCCACGAAATACTGCCACATGGCTGCTTCGACTTCGTATACCTCTGCCACCAAAGGTTCTCGATGAAGGCACTCCTTGGGCTGAAGGCAGTACATCCCAGCGTCGGTGTCAATAATCCAATCGGGCTGTAGCCATTCCAGCACGTCACGATGGCAAGTGGCGATGACGATGTTGTGTACGGCGTTTGTACGGACGTACTTTTGGAACGTGTTGCTGGCGGCCTTGGCGACGGTGCGGTCTACGACTGAGGTGAACTCGTCAATGACGGCGTTGTCGGCAATCTGACGAGCCAAGTCCACTCGGAACTTTTCACCAGTACTCAGAACGTTGTACGGCTTCGTCCACGTCGGCACGGCGTTCAATCCGACGGCGTACATCAACGCTGCGCCTTGCTCTGCGGTGGTGAAGTGTGAGATGACTGAGCGTGTGTTGTCCCACTGCGGCTGTGCCATTTCACCAAACTCAGTTAGCAGTAACGTCTTGCCACTGCCAGAAGCGCCCACGATTACGCCGATGTTCCAATCCTCACCTACGTTGGGCTTAGCCCACGGGTAGAACCTCGTGCTGGTTGGGTCGTACTCGAACTGCTCGCACGCCTCGGTGGTGATGGGGTCTGATTCCAAATCAGATGTCAGCGGTGTGTTGGACTTTCCCAACGGCAGCCACTCATCCGTGGTGGTGAAAAGCATTTCGTTCATTGCTTCTCCCCCGTCGAGGGATGGCGTGACATGCTAGCAAGACGTTCTTCTTCGTCGAACTCTTCGTCGTCGGATTCCACCAGAGTGAGCATAAACCCTAGTCTAGCGGTGCAGACACCTCGGTGACGGTCATCTCTAATGCGTCCTTGCCAAACAGCGGGGCGAGGAAGGTTAGTTTCACCACAATCTTGGCGTTGTCGTCAATCAGTACGCCTGCATCAACCAGTCCGTCAACCGCTGCCTTCACCTGAGGGAAGCATGCGCCCACGTCTTGGCGGTACTTGGCGTTGAGGACGTAGGGCTGGATGGTGATTTCCACCTGCTCCATGCTCGGCATCATCGCCTCTTTTGCGAGGTCACAGAATGCTGCTCTCCACTCCTTGACAATCTTGGCTCGCACCATGTGGTGAACCGTGCGCTCTTTGTTGAGCGTGAAGTCGGGGCGCTCTTCGTAGGTTAGGACGTAGGAGTTCACAGTGAAATAACCACGACGGGTGGGCGTGCGTTGGTCGTGTGTGTGACTGCGGCGTTCACTGCTGTCTCCACTCGTTCCTTGCCCGTGAGTTCCTTACTGCGTTCCAAAGCGTACAGTGCGGCGAGTGCGGCCTGAGCGCCAGCACCTGTGGCCCCGTATAACTCTCGTGATTTCACCACGGCAAAGTCCGAACCAATCTCGTAGATGGCAGTCTTGTTGGCGACGAGGACGGCCCAATCGTCTGCTGGAAACCCTGCGTCGTTTGCCCGTGCCATGAGGTAGTCACGGATTTTGTACGGGTCAGAAACGGCGCTCTTTCGGAGAATGTCCATAATCCGAAACGAACCCGATACGCCGACAAGACTTGATTCAGTGGCCCAAACTTTTGGCTCTGCCGAGATGATGACCGTGCTGTCATCGAATGCGCCGCTGTCCCCAGCCATCCACACTTGCTTTTTGTCTTTCCACGCTGCCAAACAGGTCACAAGACAAGGCTACTAGCGGATTTCACTGCCCCTGAGTTGGGTAATGAACCTCGCCCGTTTGTGCGTATTCCGTGCGCATCTGGTCGGTCATCGCCTTTGCTCGCACCATCTGTGCCGCCGTCTCTGCACGCTGCTGATTCACCTTGACACGGGCATCAAGTTCGTCCGCTTTGCTGCCGCCGTTGGCCTTTTCCAAATCTCTGGCGGCGGTGAAGTGCTTGACGGCCTCTTCGTGGAGTTCCTTGGCCTGCTGCCAGCGCCCGTTATGGAAACGGTACACGCCCATGCGCTCGGCCTTTTCACCTGCGTTGACGTGTTCGGCTACCCCCTTGGAGTATTGGTTGCCGTGGAAGATGTGACCGAGTAGGTCGCCCTTTGTGAGCGGATACAACAACCCGTCGGTGGTGAAATCAGTCATGCCACAAGGCTAACCGACGTTTTCTAGATGCCTCTTGACTTCCGCTTCGGCTTGTGACTTCTTGAAGAACCGTGGAAGGCTCCATCCGCAGTTGCACCACGCTTCGTACAGTGTGGTGTTCAGCATCGAAGAACGGTATTCCTCGACCTGAGCGTCGTGGTCTTTAGGCGCTTCTGGTGCGGCCTTCTTCTTGGCTGCCACTAGATGCTTCGCTTGAACAATGCCCAGCGACGGGACTGCGTGCCGTTCGGACTGCGTTCCAAAATCCACTGGTCGTGGCACGAGCGCCCGTACTTGCTCTCGGATTTCACTGCGTAGTCCGTGCACTCCCAAATGGTTCCGACGGGGAATGAATCAACGTCGGGCTTCTTGCAGTCGTGGGGCAGGTAAATCACCATGCCGTGCTTCTCGCCGTCGTTCGCTGGTTCGCCTTGGCTCTCCAGTTGGCGCTGTACGGCAGCAATCTGGCGAGGTGAAGGCTGACCTGCTTGGGTGAGTAGCGACTGGCGCACGGGGCTGCGCTTGCTCCACTCAACTGTCCACGGCAGGTTCTTGTTCTTTTCGTTCCACGATTCGATGTGCTTCTGTCGCTCGGTAGGTGGAATAAGTGGCTCAGTCATGTGTCACTCTTTCGGTAATGCGCTTCGTTCGGTAACGATAGCGTAGCACGGTGTAGTGGCTAGGCAACGCCCATCAGTTGCTGCAAGTTGGTTGGTGAAACCATGTACACGTCGGGCACGTCGAAGTACACGCCAGCAAAGCGCATGGCTTCGTGCGCCAAAGCGGAGCAAATCCACGTTCCTGCACGGCGGCACTCAATGAACCAAACTGGTGAAATGATGTCCACTCCAATGCAGATGTCGGACAACAGGCCATACTTCTTTCCAATCTGCTTCTCGGCAAACCACGCCGCCTTCTCAGCGTCTCCACCAAGCGAGGTGATGTCGTACATCGAGATGAGTTCGGACGAGGCGATAAGGCTGGCAAGGGTTGATTTAGCCACGCCCTTCATGGTCGCTTGCACAATCCACACGTCGTCGTAGGTTGCGCCTTCGGTCACGACGGTAAAGCAGTGGTTGTAGGTGCCGTCCTTCCAACGCAACTTTTCACCAAAGCGGATAAGTGCGCCCATGGTGCCGTCGGTCTTGGCAAAGCCAGTCATGCCTCGCTTGATTTCACCAGCGGGCAGGTTCGTGATGCAGGGGGCGGCGTTTTTTGACATGGCTCTAACGTACTACGCTTCCCACGAATGCTTGGTTAGCCCTAGTTCGTGCGCCCTCTTGGGGTTGTCCTCAATCCACGAGTTGTGGTGATTGCAGACGAGGATGATGCCGCCCATGTCGAGCAGGTTCGCATCGCTCTGCCCTGAACGTGCTCGGCTGAGGATTTCGTGCCCGTTTATTTCACCAAAGCACGGGGTGCCGATGATGTCCTTGACGGTGCACTTCCACGTTTCACGCTTGCCGAAGTGGGCGAGCATGGCTTCCTTGCGCTGAACGTTGACCGCTCGGCGCTTGTCGCTCATTGGCTTCAGGGACGAACGCTTCAGTGCGCTGGGCTTACGCTCCAACGGCTTGCGAGCCAGTTGCTTCTGCTTCTTTTCACCATCACGGCATTCCTTGCAACGTGGCAGGAACTTGCCAGAACCGTCTCGACGTGCGATGAACTCGTCCGTGGATTTCACCTCACGGCACGAGCCGCACTTCTTGACTTCACTCACTTGCGTGGTAATGCGAGCGCCTTGTTGACGACGTTGAACTGAGCGTCCACGGTTGCGAGGTCTGCATCGAACGAGGTGATGGAGCCGCCACCTGCGTACACTGCGGTGCCGTCAGATGCCAACTGCTGAAGGTCGGCAGAGAGGGTCTTGATTTCGGCGTTGAGCGTCGGGCTGAGCGAGTTGGTCAATGCGGTCAGGGCGAGTGCGTCGTTGTCAATGTTGGTGAAGTCCTGCGCCGTGGCGGTATTGGAACTCAACGAACCTGCGATGACGCTGTAGTCGCTCTTGGCGGTTGCGTACACGGGCTTGAACGCCTTGTTCCAACGCTTCCAGTTTTCAGCAACCACGACGACGTGGACGGTCTTGACTTTGTTCTTGACGCTCGTCTCGTGAACGGCTACGACGGCGGTGGTGATAATCGCCACGACCACGAGTGCCGTGATAACCCACTGCCACCAGAACAGGCTCTTGAAGAACTGCTTGATTGCGCCCGTGGTGTCGTCGGCTTGGAGCGTAACGGTGGGGGTCTGGTCAACCATCAATGTAATCACTTTCGTCTGGTGATGCGAGTGCTTGCGTCTCAGACTTTACCACGGTTAGTGACGGGACGCTAACTGTGCCTGCGCCCAGTTGAAAACCGACGCTGGTGATTGTCTCTTTGTCGTACTTGTCCTTCAGTTCGTTGTACGCCTTCAGGAAGTGCGAACGCTCCACGCCGATGGTGTCGCTAAAGCACAGCGACGAGAACCCAACGGATTTCACTGCCCCCTCGATGAGGGGATGCGACCAACGGTTTCCATTTCGGTAGAACTCACGCCCGTGTTGGTCGAGGCCGTCGTTCACCTCACGCCATGCCTCGAATGCGGTGGGGGCGAGGCTGCCGCTGACCTCTGCGCACTTTCTGCGGATGCCAGCGATGGTCGGGAACTTTTCCTCGGTCAACGCCCAGTCTTGGGCCGCACGGATGGCGATTCCACCATCAACGTCGGCTAGGAGCATGCTCCACATCTCGATGGTGCCGTCGTTGGCCTTCCATGCTGGAAAGGCGCAGGCGAGGACGTAGCAGACGGTGGCGGTTTCTTGCTGGTTCATTACAGGTGCCTCTTCATGAAGTTCTCGATGGCGGTGAGTGCGTTCCCAGCCTTGTTGGGTGCTGGGGCTACAGTCTCGCTGATTCCAGCGCCCGTGTCAAGGAAATCTTGGTAGCGGAGAGACGAGCCGAAGAACGTTGCGCCGTGGAGTGTGTACATCTCTGGTTCACCACGACGACTGGCGGCGTAGTTCTCGGTGGCCTGCATCAAGCGCACCACGGTTTCACCAGCACGGATGCGAGCAACGAAGTTTTCCTGTGCCTTGCCTTTGTTGATTTTGCGTGGGTAGAGCCGCCAGACTTCCTCGAACTCTGCCGAGTACGGCTTCTCCTTCTTTGCCCGTTCGGATTTCACTGGCTCGGAAATGTGTCCGTCGCCCGATTTTTCGGGTGACGCAAAAGAACTATCTTCAGTACTTACTTCATTCAGTACTTGCTTTGATTCAGTACTTACTAAGTGGGGCACTTCACCGTTGACGGTGGAACCGTGCACGGTTGAGCCGTTGACGGTAAACCCGTCCACGGTTTCATCAGGGATTATGCGGATTTCACTGCCTATGGCGACCTCGTGCACCACTCGTTCGACGTGCGAGAACTGCCCTTTTTCGTCGTTGATGCGCTGTCCGTTGTTGGTGATGTAGCCGAGGGCTTCCAACTCGCTGAGGATGGAGAGGACTTTCTCCTTCTTGGCCTTGGGCGATTCCTTCACGAGGTGATTCACCATGATGACCCAGTTGTCGGGCTTCGAGATGAGGTAGGCCAGCATGCCCTTGGCTTCCCACGAAAGCCGAGCGTCGTTGAGGGTGACGTTGGGCATGATGGTGAAAGACTGGCGAGTGACGGACGGACTGCGACGTATCACGGCGATACTCCTTTTGCTACGGGGTGGTGATGATACACGACCAGTGTCCAGTGCTGGTGCACGGTTTAGGGAGAAACTGTATGCGTTTTCCCCCGACCACAAGATGTGGTGGAGTGCGGCGGCGGCCCCCTACATGTTGTGGTTGCCGAGCATGTGAAGTTTCTCACAAGGTGGTGAACCGCTGAGCGGCCCTAGAACGCCAAAATCCCCTGCACCTATGTCATCACGGGTGCAGGGGATTCAGATGGCACACAGGGGCGTTTAGACCCCTCTGGCGGTCAACTACTCAGGAACTACGTCCTCGGTTGGCTCTTCCTCTTCGAGGGTTGAGCACGAGGCGACCAACTCTTGGGCTTCCGACAGGCGAGCCTGCGTCAGGCTGTTCACCTTGGGCAAGCCAGCCTCGCCCCACGCCTTGGCGAGCGAACGGCGCTGGGCTGGGGTCAGGGTGCGAATGCGTCCGTCGAGAACGTCACGCTCCGTGTCGGTGATGATGGGGTCACCCGACTTCAACCAAGTGTTGAAAATCTGAGCCGCTTCGGTTCCCTTGTTCGGGGCGAACACCTTGTCTGCGAGAGCCTCGCAACGTGTCTTGCCGATGATGGTGCGGTGGTCAACGTCCATGTCCACGACGAGGGTGAACTCGTACTCGATGCCGTCACGCTGAATGGGAGCCATGCCGACCTTGCGTGGAGCGGTGCGACCATTGTCGCCCTTCTCCAACGTGTACTCCGTCTTGGAGCGCATCGTGCTGATGATGTGACCGTTGAAGTTGAGCAACGTGTCAACCATGCGCTGCTGAATCGGCGTGCCAGTTTTCCATCCAGCGAATCCGTTGCCGCCAGCCTTCGAGCCAGCCAAGTCCACAATCTCCAGCAGGCCACCTGCACCGTTGTAGAAGTGAGTGAGGCTGTCAATCACGACGACTGCGTAGCCTTCGGCTTCGGCTGCCTTCAGCACTTCGACCAAGCGGTCAGGGTGGTAGGGGGCAGACATTGACAACGTGTCGAAGTCGAATCGGTCTGCGTACAACTTGGCGCTGTCACGCTCCGTGTCAATCACGGCAATCTTCCCACCGTCGGCAAGTTCCGTTGCCCACGCAAGTGCGCTGAACGTCTTACCCGAACCCGATGGGCCTGTCACTGCAATACGAGCCTTGGCCTCAGCCTTAGTCGCCTTTGTAAATAATGAACTCACTGGTTCACCTTTCTCTCTCTATTACTACACAACACAACACAAGGCCCCTATCTTATACGACGGACTACACCCATGTCCAGTCATCACCACAAAAAAGTTTCTGAAGTTATTGACTTGCGTTTGTCACTCCCATGCTGTACCATAGTTTAGTACCGATTTACCAACTGATTAGAAAGTGAGCAGACATGACTGATACCCAGAGCGGTTACCAGTTCGGTGTACTCAACGCCTTCGCTGGCGTGGGCACTCCACAAATGTACGGCATCAACGGCGACAACGGCATTGCGGTAGTTGTCGAACTTGGTGATGCCAAGGCAAGCATCTTGGGCTTCACGTCCGAGCAGGCAGTCGTCGAGGCCATCGCCATCGCACAACGTTCATGCTCGATTGGTGAACTCGTCGAGGACGGTGCGGAGTTTGACCTCGCAGTCGCAATCCTCTCGTTGTTCGCCAGCAAGTCCTACGTCCTTCAGGACGAGCCTCAGGACGATGGTGCTGATGCCATCGCTGAGCAGAACTACCTCGACGCTGACATCGAGGCGTGGCAGTTTGAGAAGGCAGGGGTGTCGTTCTAATGGGTCTGTCAATCTACAACACCATCACCGACCAGTGCGTCTGGTCGTCGTCCTACAGTGGCTTCGGCAACTGGCGTGACGAGATTGCCAAGGCCGCCGACGTAGGCGACTGGCGCACGACTGGCAACCCGACTGCCGATGAGGTGATGGGTTTCTGGGCGAACGCTCCCAAAGACCCACTGTCGTTCGTGTTGCAGCACAGTGACTGCGACGGTTACATCATGCCCGACGATGCTGGGCGACTGGAGCGCCGCTTGCGTGGTTTGCTCGATGACCTTGCCGAGAGCGAGTGGTTGGACGCTACCAAGGACTTCATCAAGGCGCTCGACGAGGCGTGCAACACCAAGGCAATCTTGGTGTTCAAGTAAACTTGAATAAAAGACTTGACTTGTGTCACACCCATGTGGCACAATAGTTAGGTAGAGATTTATCCAACTGATAGGAGAATGAAATGGCGTTTGACCGTAGCGGACACGGATTTAGTTTTGAGAAGCACCGTGAGTTGGAGTACGAACTCCGCCACGAGGACGAGCAGGCGGACTTCGAGTTTGGTCACCGTGCCAGCGCCAAGTCCATTGCTTACGCCAAGTCGCTCATCGAGCGTGCCAAGAAGTTCCCACAGTTGAAGGAGAAGGCTGAGCGCCACGAGGCTTCCCTCGCCAAGGACGGTGGCAGGAGCCGTCACAGCGTTCCCTACAACATCGCTACCGTCTCCTACGCCATCGCTGACCTGAAGGAAAGTTTGGACGCACTGTTCAAGTCCTTTGCTGAAGCGAAGGCGAGCCGTGAGGCAGAGCCGAAGGTGACCGCATCGGTTGCCAACGTCGAGCCTGCCAGCGCCAAGCAGATTGGTTTCATGTCCTCGTTGCTGAAGCGCAAGGACGTGCCAGCCGACCTGCTCGCTCAGGTCGAAGGTGCCAAGGCGGACAAGCGCAAGGCATCGAAGGTGATTGACGCACTGACCAAGTGCGCCGACAAGGTGGCAGTAAGCGCCTAGTTGCGCCGTGTCACACCCATGCAGTACCGTAGTAATGCAGCATCCCAACTAAGAGAAAGTGTCCACTGACATGACGGCAGAAGCCACCGCAGTATCGGCAGTACCCGAAGTATCCGTATCCAACCTTGGTGAAGGCATGTCCCTCGCTGACTGGCTCATCACCGATGGGCAGCCCGACACGCTCGTCGGTTTCGAGAGCGCCGAAGGCGAGCAGGCTCAGGCTTACGCCATCACCACTGACGACGAGGCTCTGTGGGCCATGCGTCGCCTCGCTCAGGCCCAGCGTCACGTTGACAAGGTGAAGGCTCAGGCGCAGGCTGAGATTGACCGCATCAACCGCTGGGTCGAAGCATCCACCACTGGCAACGTCCGCCTCATCGAGAAGTTTGACCGCTTACTGGGCGACTACCTCATGGTCGTCCGTGAGGACGAGACCGATGGTCGCAAGAAGTTGGAGTTCCCCGATGGCACGGTGTCGAGCCGTATGACCCCACCAAAGGTCGCCGTAGAGGACGTAGAAGCCTTCCTTGCTTGGGCTGAAGCCAACGGCAAGACCGAGTGGGTTCGTGTCAAGCGTGAGGCTGACGTAGCGACCATCAAGAAGGTCGTGGACTACAACGGCAACGATGTCATTGACCCCATCACTGGTGTCACCGTCGCTGGTCTGTCGCACACCGAGGGTGGCGTGTCCATCACGGTGAAGGTGACCGACTAGCCAAAGTCGCCACGGTGGGTGAGGTGAACTAACCATCATCGGTTCGTTCTCTGCTAACGCCTCACCTGCCGTGCCGTTATTCTCATCATCATCCAAACGTGAGGATTGGGTGGTGATGAGATGAAAGAATCCCCTAGCCATTCCAAAACGGAGTGACTAGGGGATTCTTTGTTTGCTGCGAAGAAGCGTTACGCCTTAGGCGTGGTGCCTTCCGTGGGCGCTGCAACCGTTGCTGAAGTCACGCCGATGGAAGCGACAGGCTTGGTGGCCTTCACGCCGAGCAGCCGACCAAACTCAGGAACCTTCGTCTCCAAGTAGCGGATGATGATGAAGTAGCCCGACGACACGAAGGGGAACACACGCTGGTATGCCTCTGCCGTGGTCATGTGGAAGCCAGCCTTGGCTCCAAGGGTGATGAACCAACCCACGAGGATTGGGGTGACGTAGCGCACGATTTCGAGGCCGTACTCGTCAACGACAGCGTTACCGCTTGTCTCTGGTGTTGCCATTGCTTGTCTCCTTTGAGAGCATTAGTGGTAGGTGCACCTCGGCCTCTGTACGATGCCAGTCGAGATGCCTTTCCACCTTATCCTCAATGGTGTCGAACCGCAAGTCCATGCGAGAAAAGTTCGTGTCAATGCGCTCAAATCGTAGCGTCTGCTGCTCAATCAGGTTGTCTATTTTGTGGTCAATCTTGTCTGAATCCCTATGATTCTGCTTGCCATTCCTGTGCGCTCCGTACCATGCGGCGGCGGCAGTCAACGTCGCTGGGATGGCGCTGATGAGGGCTGCGGTGACGTAGGGGTTGGACGGCATACCTTGATTCTAAATCACGGTTTCCAAATCTCAGAATAATCAACCGTGCTTTATGCGCTCGGCCCCATGTCGTAGATGGTGAACTGCACGTTGTTGGGCGAGTTGAACTGCACGGCAGGGGCGTAGGCCGTATTGGAAGCAGTGGTGAACACGCCGAGTTGCCATGTGAACGTGTTGTTCGGGTACTTGGTCGCCCACTGGCCCTTGGTCAACGCCGTGGCTGGTTCGTCAGACGCAATGATGCTGCCGTTCGTGGTGGTGATGCCATTCGTCGAGCCGCCGCTTCCAAAAGACATCCACCCCGTCACGGGCGCATTGACCGCTAGTGAAACCGTAGGACTGTACGAGGCCACACCAAGGCTCACGGTGTACGTCGCCGTCACCTCGGCCTTGTACAACCGATTGGGCAGCACGGGGGCCACCAACGATGCGCCAGTTACCGTGAAGTAACCGCCAGAGGTTTTCACTGTGTTGGTTCCTTGGAAACCAAGTGGTTTCGCCGCCGTTCCAATACTCAGCGTCTTGTGGGCGACCACTGAAATCGCCCCACCGATTTGCGTCGTAATCTGCGTTCCTGCTAGTTGCTTGATGCTGCCCGACAGGGAGCCGAGAACGTATGCGTCGTTTCCCGTTTGGGTAACGATGACCATTTCACCAAGGTTCGGTGTGTAGTGGGAAGAGAAGCGGCAGCCTGGGGTGGGGTAGTCGGAGCCTGCAATGTAGACACTTACCGCTGGGTAGGTTCCGCCATCACCATCGTCAAACTGAGGGTCGTATCCTGCGATGGTTCCCATGCGCTGAATGTCCACAGGGGGCAGCGCCTCATGACCGTTGTTTGTTAGGTGCTTTACAAGGTCGGAGTAGTCGAACATGGTGAAATACCTTAGGCGTTGTTCGGGTTGACTTGGGAGTACTCGTTGAGGCGGATTGCATCCTTACGGGTACCAGTGCGGCGCTCACGGGCAGTGATGCTCAGAGCCGTCGTCAAGTCCAGTGGAATCACCAACTTGTCAATGTAGTAGTTGACCGCACCGCCGTTGGCAATCACCTTCGGGTCGTTGATGTTCGTTGACGCAAGGAAGTCAGATGAAGGCGTAAATGGGTTCACCTGAATCAACTTGTCGCCCTTACGGGCAGGGTGTGACAGCGTGATGTTCTGCGTGATGTAGTCCGTGTAAATCACCAACTGCTCACCGCTGGCGATGTCCTTCTGCAAGGGCACCACGTTCAAGGTGGTGTATGTCTTGGAGCGGAAGATTTGCGAAGAGAGAACAGCGACGGTTGCGGCAGGGTCGAAGATGCCAAGGCGCTTGCGGCGCACGGCGATTACGTCGTTCACGTCGAGTGCTGGGTTCACCGCACCCTCGATGGTCAGGGATTCGTTACCGCCCGTGAACCACGACAGGAATGTGTCTGCGGCGTTCTGCACCTGCGCTTGGGTTTTCAGTAATTTGCGGCCTGGTTCGTAGCCGACTACTCGTCCAAATGTGCCGAGGTAGTTGGTTGGTGAAGTTGGGTCGTCGTCTACGGCGACGGCTTTCAAGGGGGTCTTGGCGCTCGTGGCTTCACCAGTCGCAATGACGTAGTTGACGGTCTTGCTGTCGGAAAGAACACGGCTGACGTTGGTGAGCAGACCACCATTGCCGTTGTTGTCGCCGTCGAGGAACTCCCAAACTGGTGGAACGGCGTTGGGGTCTGGGATGGAGAGGGTCTGAAACTTGCCCTCAGCGTTGACGAACAGTTCACCACGTCCGCCACCAAGCGACGCTGCTAGTCCTGAGATGTCAGTCCACGGAGAGTTTGAGCCTGAGTTTGAGACGTTGGTGGAACCCATGATGATGGGGTGCTTGATTGGAACGTCCTGCACGCCACTGAAATCAAACTCTGGTGGGCCAAAGACGCCTGGGTGGGTGGGCCAGCGGTCTTGGATGAGAATCTTGATGGCTTCGGTGACAGTGCCTGCGATGTAGTTGCGCTCCTTGGTGGTGTCACTCTTGGCGACAGGAACGGTGTACGGCTTGGTGTACACGGTGGTCGGGTTCGTCCAGTGGTTCAGTCCGATGTTGTTCGACACGTCCGTGCCAGAAACCTCAATGGAAACGTCGCCGTCTTTATCTTCGGAAATGGTGACGGAGTTGATGCGGAAAACGCCGATTGGAACTAACTCGTATGCGCCGTTGGCTGGGCGCAGCCATTGGTCGTCGAGCGGAGCAGGTGCAGTGAAAAGACGTGGGTCAATCTCGCTTAGGTTCCATACCACGCCTCGGTAGGCGTAGATGTGCTGACCATAGATGTTGAGTGGGTCGGTGTCCTTTTGGGGAATCAGGTTGACGATTGACCCGTCGGGATTCGTAATGTGCGGCAGGTTGGTGGTGAAATCAATCGAGCGGCGGAACTGCGACGACGTTCGGTCTACCGTGACTGTGCCGCTGACGACGGGAATCGTAGTCGTGGTGCCATCAATGCTCAGCGCCTTGACAATCACCATCGCTCGATTCGGCGCTTTCATAGCGTCCATGAACTTCTGCGTGGCTTTTTTGTACATAGTTACGAACCGTAAGTGTATCCGTAGCCGTTGGGCGGTGGGGCCTCAACGTAGGTGATTGCGACATCACGGTATGGCGAAGCCGCAGCGTTGTGTGTGACCGTAACGTCGTCGCTGATTTGGATGTACTTCTTTGTGCCCTCGACTGGGTTAGTGAGGACAAGCGTTTCACCAAGGTTGAGTAGGGAGACGAAGTTCTCCCAGTTGGCATTATCCGTCCACTTGACGGTGATTTGTGCATCTCGGCCCTGAACCACACCTGGGACGATGATGGGGCGTGAGGAACCAAGTGGGTAGAACACGCCGACAGGGTGCTTTTGCGTCTCTTGAAAGGCGTTCTGCACGAGGATGGGGAAGCGGCGGTCTGGGTCGGACGAACTGGCAATCCACCACGAGTTGATTGTCAACTGCGGCGCAACAACGTTTGCCGACACGCCCTTGACGAGGTTGTTGTGTTCGTCGGAGAACGATGGTGTAATGCGGTAGCCCGTGGCGACGTTAGGCACGACTTCCACGTCGTAGAAGATTCCAGTGCCGTTCACAGAGCCAACGCCCCGTCCATCTGCCACCACGACATCACCACCAAATGCAGTGTTGTAGGTTGTGCCGTCGTCACTGCGCTCAATCTTGTAGCGGTACGAGGTGTTCGGCGTGTTGACGTAGCCGTCGTTGTTCCAGTTGAAAACTGCGACCAACGTACCCTTGGGCTGATTGTTGATGAAGTGACCAGCGATGCGTGTGGTCTGCGCCGTGATTGGCGTGTTTGCTGCTTGGTTGAAGCCGATGGGGTCGGTCAGTGAAATCTGCGGCGAACCGTCCCAACCAGCCGTGATGATGGCGGTTTCGTAGGTAGCGTCAGTGCTGTTTCCAATGTAGAGCGTCGTACCTGCACCGAAGCCCACGGGATTGTGGACGGTGATGGACGTGTCGCCTGCTTTCGCTGGCTTTTGCAGGTATGTAACTCGACCCGTTTCACCAGCGCCAAAGTGGATTTCCCGACTGCCGTTATCTGCGGTGGGGTCGAACAGGTAGATGCTGTTAGCGCCAGCCGTGGGCGTGGTGCTGGGGATGGAGAAGGAACTGTCGGCGTTGACCGCAGTTGTGGTGGAAACGTATGCCGATGCAGAAAGGGCAGGCATCTGTGTGTTGAGCGCTTTGTACGAACTTGTTGGCAAGTATGGAGTGAGCGCCTTGAATTGCAAGCCACAGAAGGTGATGGTGTCCCTGTAGGTGAGGTTGCTTACGTTGATGCGAGGTGCGGCTCGGCTTGCTGAAATCTGAACGGTCACGCCCGTCGTGCCGCTGGCAGGAGCGCCGCCAAATGGAAACTTCAGCGAAAGGACATTGGCGTTGTATGGAGACTGCGAGGTGAGAATCGCAACGGCGTTGTTTACCGACAAGTAAGTGCCCACACTGAGCGCAGGGGCAGGCGTTCCACCAGTCCATGCCAAGGTTCCCGTCAACGTGTCGTTTGCGAGGTACGTTGCGTTGGTGGTGAAAACAATCGTCGGAGCGATGGCAGCGATGGCGTTGGGCGACCAACCAGCATTTGTGGTGTTCTCCACGCCGATTGGAACGGCAAGGTTCGCCAAGGTCTGGGTGACGGTAATCGAGCCAGAAGAAGTGGCCTTGCGTGACATGGTGACGGTCTGGGCGGTGTACGAGAAGGCCGTGATGTAGGTGTACGAAGGAATGCCCGTACCCGAAATCTTTGCGCCGACGACAAGGTTCTGGGTTGCTGAAACGCCCGTGAGCGTGGCGCTGCCAGAAGTTTTGGTCGCTGTCCATGTTTGGGTGTTTGACGCACCAGAGTTGATGATGCTGAGCGAGCCATCGTGGGTCGAGATAAGGTTGCCCAACTCGTCGTACCAGTCAATGAGCAGTGAAAACCACGCCGTTGTGTTGCCGCAGGCCAGCGCCTTTCCAATAGCCGAGAACCCGTAGGTCACGCCAGCGTTGACGGGAATGGAGTTTTGGTTTGTGTAAGGCGGTGGGGTGAAGATGGTCACGTCCGAGAGACTGTCGCCAACGGCTGCCGTGTTTGAGCACGAGAGGCTAAGTGAGGCATCACCATTCAAGGGGTTGTTGTACAACTTCACGGACGTGTGTCGCAGGTAGTCGTACTTGGGGGTGAACGGAACCACGGGAATGCTCTGAACAGGAGTGGGAACCGTGCCCGTACCCGAATAAGTTGCTGAAATGAGCGTGGCGGCAGGCGGATAGAAAATCACGCCGTCGTTGATGAAGTAGGTCGTGGTGGTGTTGTTCGGCTGTGCACCTTGCGTACTGCTACCAAAGAAGATTGCCGTGTAGCCGTTGTACGTTCCTGAGGTGATGGCAACCGTACTTGTGACAGTTGTACCGAGAGGCAGGCCATTCATCAGAACGGTGTAGCCAGCAGTCACGCCGCCAAGAGAGGAAGTTGGCACGGCGACGGCGTTGAAGATTCCACCATTGGTTGCGCCGTCTACTGTGAGGGGCGTAAACGTTGTCGTTCCAAAACCCAGCACGGCAGCCTTGAACCCGACTGGCTTTGCTGAAGTGTTGTAGTCAACCAAGAAGTCTTGGAAGTCGTCAACCGTTTTCAGCGCAGAGTGCTTCGTGTATGCCGTAGATGAGGCTACCGTGGCATAGGTTGGGCTGATTGCTGGGACGTAGTGAACGTTTGATACACGGACTGTCTGACCAACTGCAAGGTTCAGGCCCTTGATGCTGTTGAGCGATTCGTTGAGCGTGACGGTAAGTGGCTGCACGGAAGGCAGTGTCTGCGCAGGGATTTTCACTGAGATGGTTGCGGTATTTGGAATGTAAAAGAACCCAGGGGCATTCTTCAAGTTGAACGTTCCAGCACTATTGGCTGGTTTGATTGACAAGGCTGGCATTCCTGCGCAACTGTTTCCTAGGCCCGTCTGCGCCAAGGTGAACGTGCACGAGTAACTGCCGCTACGGTTCCAGTTGGTTTGGCCTGGGATGGAGTAGCCGCCGTTGGCTTCGACGTAGAGGGTGGTACCAGAGGGCAGACGATTGAGTGCCGCCAACGTGTTCAGGCTGAGGTTGTTGGCCTGAACAAAGCCGAGAAGTGTCAATGGATTTGACGAACTCCGCAGGTAGCCGCCGTTTTGGGTGAGCGAGGCGCTTGACCAGTTGTTGACGTAGCCAATGACGACGGTGGTCGCTGGGACGCTTACGCCTGCAACATTCTCTACAGTGAAATAAGTGCTTGGCGAGGGAAAGACGAACTGGTTTTCCGCAGGGGTGGTGGACTTCAACTTGTTGTTGACTGCCGTGTACGCCGCTGTTTCGGTGTAGTAAGAGATTTGTATCTGCGAACCCTTTTGGATTATTCCAGTGGGGTCGTTGACGTAAATGGTCTTACCATCGTTGGCGCTGAGTTTGCCGTTGCTTGAAGCGATGAAAGCAACGCCGTAGTTCAGGGGAATAGTGGTCGCCGCCACGCCCGAAGTCTCACGCACGGTGGTGTAATAGGTGTGCGAGGTTGTCTTTTCGGCTTGTGAGTAGGTGTACATCATGGCGATTTGACCGCTGTACCCCGTGTAGATGTCCTTCTGAAGCCCGTAATACACGGTTGCGCCAGCACTGTGCGATGCCGCCGTCGTGCCCTGATAGCCACGTTTGATGACATAGAAGGTGTCACCCGTGTTGTTGCCGTTCACCTTGTTGGTTACAAGGATTCGCTCTTGACCAATCTGAATCCAAAACTGACCGCTGCGTGGGAAACCCACTGCGTCTGCGGCGCTGTAGTAGTTGCCCACCAAGTTTGCACTGTTGTGCGTTGAGGTTGCCTTTGCTGAAATAGTGACCGTCGTTCCGCCACTCACGTTTGTAATAGTTGCCCCAGCAGGAATGCCCACGCCGAAGATAGCCATGCCGATAATCAGACCCGTGACGCTCGATACGCCCGTAATGCTGGTGGAGCCGTTGGTCACTTTTCCCGTAAATGCAACGTGGCTTGCCGCCGTGCCGCTGGTGGAACCCGTTACCTTGAACGAAGTTGCAGATGCGTTGATGTCCTCGGCAAGGCCACCCTGCGCACCAACCGAGAGGCTGCTGATGGTGTTCTTGTGCGAAAGGGGGTCGGAAATAGAAATGGAAGTGACTTGAATGCCAACTGAGGTAGCGGCGGTATCCACGCCGTTCTGGGTGGTCGTCCATCCGCCCGAAGTTTTCTTGAAAGAGCCGTTGTCTGCTGAAAAAAGGTTGTCGGAAGTTTGTACGGCGATAGCGTTGCGAGCATTTGTCCCGTCTGTGTAAACGGCGACAAGCGGCGGCTGCGGCTGCACGATGGTGGTGGTGAAACCAATCGTCGCCCAATCGCTGTACCAGTTCTTGCCAGACTTCTTTGCCCAGACCTTGACGCATGCCCAATACTGCGCACCGTTGATGTAGCCGTCGTTGGGGTCGAGGCTGTAGGTATTCGCATCGGTGTTGCCAATAAACGTTTTCTTGATGGTGGGCGTTTGGTCGGGTGTCCAGTTTGGATTTGAGAACTCTTGGTCAGTGAAAAGACTGACCTGATACCCAACCTGCGCCGTCTTGTCGGGGTCGTAGAAAACCCAGTTGAGCGAGTAGTTGCCGTCGGCAACCTTCTTGGTGAAATCAAACTGGATGTTGTTGGTCGGACTAATCGAGAGGTTGGTGACCTGCGGCTTGGCAACCGTCTGCGGCGTGGCGATAATGCTCTTGTGGCTCGCCTTTCCACCAGCAGGAACCACGGAAGTAATCTTGATTCCAAGGTCTTTTAGAACCTTAGAATCCCAGTTCACACCCTTGGGGCTATTCCCCTTCTTTCCACCAGTGTGGACTGAGTGAGTGTTTTTCTTCTTCTTAGTCGTCACGGCTCTCCAACGGGGTGTCTTGGACTAAATCCTACCCCACTAAAGCGATTTTAGGAAGATGCGGCTGGGTTGGTGGCGTTTTGGTAGGTGTCCGCTGGGGCCACGTCACCAGTGGTTAGGTCGGTCAGGGCGTAGGTGTGCTTGTCACCGCCGTTCTCCGCACCCTGAAGGGCAACCGAAATCTGCACCGAGGCAACTTCTGCGTCATTCCACCTCGTGCCGTCGTACTTCTGAATGGTTTGGGTGTCTGGCTTCCAACGAACATCGCCTGACACGGCGGTGGGCTGGGCGTAGAACGAAACGTTTGTGCCTGTGTCGTAGG